CACTAAAAAGTCAGCCAACAAAGACTTTGAGTATGTCAAGAAGTTACGACCATTCATTGGTGGCATTATGATGAGTGAACTTGTCAGGCCCAAGGAGGTAGATATGACCCGTCCCATCTATCCGCTGAACAAGTATGTAGCCAAGCGTGCCAAGGATGGAGTGACAGGTAACACCATCAACAAGGAGTTATCATTAATAAACACGATGGGCAGAAAAGCTATCGTTGAATACAACCTTCTCTCCAAGAAGGTTTGGGAGAACATTAGGCTACTTGATGATAGCGAGAAGCAACGCTTAAAGCTCAAGCCGTCAGTGAGTAAGCACCACCTTGAGTCAGAATGGGAGAGAGAGCTACTCTCTTATTTGCCAACTCATTTACGTGACATGGCTGTGTTCAGCATCCATACTGGTCAGCGTGAGTCAGTAGTGTGTAATCTACAGTGGGACTGGTACAAAAATGATGGTGACATCTATTATTTTCAAGTGCCAAGGGAGTATATGAAGTCAGAGAGACACATGATTGAGGACGCATATGTGGTACTTAATGAGACTGCTCAGGATATTATAGACTCTCAAAGCAAGGTGTCCTCCTATGTATTCACTCACAATGGTATGCCTATCAAGACCATTAACTCTACTGCGTACCAGACAGCACGTATGCAGGCAACGGAGGCATTCCCGGAGATAGCTAACACAGATGTGCATAGCTTCAAGCGCACCTTTGTTACAAGACTGTATGATGCAGGCGTACCGCATGACTGGGTTCAAAGGTTATCAAACCACAAGCTCACAGAGGTGACGGAGAAGTACAACAAAATGAACCCCACTAAGCGTGCTAAGATGTACGAGTACTTGAGTCTGTTAGATTAGGCGCATGTCAGGCACAACAATTATGTATACAGGAGTACACACATATGAGGGATATTAACCGCATAAAGAAGGCTACTAGGGCAATCAGAAAGAAGGTGGAGGAGATGAATATGAAACTTGAATCCATGAGGAACGACAGAGAGACAGTTAAGTTGCACGACAGGTTACAGAAAAGAGACACCCTAGTTGAACAGCTCAGGTTGTTGGAGAGAACGATTCCGAATATGCACAAGTTAACAGATAAGCAAATCTATGACATCAGCACGGAGCTACGGGAGCATTGGATATGAGTATGAACGCCAAGGATACCTTGGCAATCATGGATGATATGTATAGGGCTTACTTCGGTGGTGGCTTTATGCCATACGGTGGCAAGGACTACCCGATACTCACCACGATAGCAAAGAAGAGGGGTGGCTTCGATCAAGTACTGGCTGACTTCCAGTTCCTACTTGAGTCAGACCTCGAATGGTTACAAGGTGGCAAGACACTCCAGTTCTACATGAAGTTTTACGCCAGCATAGGTGGCGCACGTGACTCACACTATAAGAAAAAGTGTGCTGTCTCCCTGTCAGAACTACAGCAAGCGCAAGCTGACAGCGAGGATGAATACCGTGAGCGCATGAGGAAGGAGCTATTCGATGATAACTGATACAGCTCCTTTCAGCGAAGAGTCAGAGATGACAATCCTTTCCTCTATCCTGAGAGACAAGGACGCTATTCATGTCGCAATGTCAACCGTTGACTCTTCATACTTCTTTAGTCCGAGATGCCGTGAGATATACAAGACTGCTGTCAATTTAGTAGAGCAGGAAAAGTCTATCGACATGTTGTCTCTGTGTGACGAACTAAGGAATACCAACAAGCTTGAAGAGGTAGGTGGCGTAGAGTGGGTAAGCGTTGTGGAAGGCTATGCTCCTACCTCACAAGCGATCACTCATCACTGTGACAAGATCAGGTCACTTGCCATACAGCGTAGCTTCATAGGTAAGATGACCCGTTATATAGAGCAAGCTCATAAGATCAGCGATGATCCATCTGCATTGTTAGAGGATGCATATGGATCAGTGTTCAACCTAATGAACAAGGCGAGTGAGAAGGGTGCGGACAAGGATGTGTTCACACCTAAGCAACTGGCTGAGTTGTCATTCACTAATGCTAAGGCACGTTTCGAGAATCCAGATGGCTACCGTGGTTTACAGACAGGCATACGTGGTCTGGATAAGTACATCAAACAACTCAGAGATCTCAATGTCGTGGCAGCCAGTACTGGCGTAGGCAAGACAGCCCTATCTCTGAACATAGCTCTCAACCTTGCCCTTCAAAAGATACCAGTTCTATACATCAACCTTGAGATGGACATAGATCAGATCATGTGTCGTGTGCTGGCTAACTTATCAGGTGTGGCAGTAGATGAGATAGAGCTGGGTGAGTACAAAGATCCATCACGTTTCGCAGAGGTAGCAAGGATAGCCAGCAAGATAGAGAACTCTGAGCTGTACATCACGCATAACAAATCAAAGAACATAAACAAGATCATCAGCCTGATCAATAAGTACCACAGCAAGTACGGCATTAAGCTGGTGATAATTGATTACATCGGTCACATCGATGGTGATGAGCGTTCAATGAAAGAGAACAACAGGCGTATCAGTCTTGGTCGATACAATCAGTTGCTCAAAAAGACATGCGTACCGTTAGACATCAAGGCTCTTGTTGTAGCACAGATGAATCGTGACGGGGATAAGGAACCTGATATCGGTAACGTAGGTGAGTGCTGGCAGTTAGCGCAAGACGCTGACCTGTTCATGATTTTATACTTCGAGATGATGAAGAACTCTGACACTGGGCCTGACGCACCGGAACAGTTCAAGCAGTATTACATTAAGGGTGCTAAGAACAGGAACGGACGTGCGCCATTCATTGTTCCTATCAACTATAACCAAAACACTCAAACCATAACGGAGGCAGATGGACTACGAACAGGAAGCAGCCAAATTGTTAGACAAGAAGGGATGCAAGCCCTTAAGGCCGCAAGCTCTCTCTTTAATGGGGACAATTGTTAATGAAGTGTATGACGAAATGTATGATGACACCAAGGCAAAGCATCCAGAGTATACGAGCATTGAGCTACAACGCTACGCCTTGGATTACACCTTTAAGAAGCTCAACATCAGCAAGAACGATGAGTGGCGTAACCTGTTAGCACGCAATGGTTACGTCATGATGTGGTCACCGTTGTTAGATGAATCGTTCTACCTGTGTAAGGACGAGATGTTCGATCAGCTCAACGGTAAGTTCGATGAAGTTGTATACAAAGTATCAGAGTTGGAAGCACTCAAACTACTAGACAAGGAGGATGTTAAGTGGATGCACGAGGGGAAAAAGCTGAAAGGCTCAATACTACCACAAGAAACGTGATCAGCAGTCTAAGCTTCGTGGTCAAGGAGCAACAGCAGAAACTGGAAGTAATAGCTACACACTTGGAGTACTTAACAGAGCTAATAGACAAGGAGGAATCAGATGGTGTTTGCGATGATAATGAAACATGAAGGGAGTCATCTTTGATTGAATATCTGTATGTCATGCTCTCGTGTACTACGTTGTTCTCCATATGGGGGCTGACTAATCACCATCATAGGTGGGCGATACCGCTAGGCATAGTGTTGCAAGGATTGTGGATCACACGATGGATCTACACTGGTCAGTACGACATTATCATTATTGATCTAGGGATATTGTTTACTTACATGGATTATTTTCTGAAGCGCAGGAGGATACGTGAGCAAAGCAAGTCGTAACAAGGGCCAGCGTGGTGAGCGTGAAGTATGCAAGCTACTGGCTGAGAAGTTAGGTGGTGAGTTCAAGCGCAACCTTATGCAGACAGCTGAAGGTGGCTACGATGTGATCGGGCTGGAAGGCTGTGCGTTAGAGGTGAAGCGGTGCGAAACATTATCTATCAATTCATGGTGGGATCAGGCTAAGGAGCAGGCTGAAGTAAACACTTGGCCTGTACTGTTCTATCGCAAGAGCAGGCAGCCTTGGAGTGTAGTAATAGAGATTGGCATGGCTAATAAACAGCCAGCCACATCATTCGGACATGACCGGATGACAGTGGACGTTGATACGTTCATAAAAATATACAAGTGGAGGAGTGTTGGATGACGGATAAAAAGCTAGACCTACGCTACAAAATTGAACGCCCTGATGTTGCAATGGAAAACCTGCAAAATGAGTTGATCAAGGTAGGTGGTAAGAAGACGAAGGCGTACAAGGAGCTAAGACTGATCATAGAGTACGTGATCTACATAGAAGGCAAGATGGATCTTAAGGATAAAAACTTTGCCCGAATGAAGAAGACTATTGCTGAACTGGAGGAGATGACTAAATGATAGAAAGAATATCTAACATAGACTTCTTAGATGGAGACAACTGGGGCATAGAGTACTTCAGCCCAAAAGAATTTGATTGCACGCATTGCGGTAATAACGAGACAGCGATGGAGTTAGTGTACAGGTTGGATGAACTGCGTTCATATTATGGTCATCCAC